GAAATCTGGATTTGAACAAATTCTATGGAAACCGGGAAGACTGGAATAAATACGCCGGTAAAGGAAATAACGTATCACCAAGTAATCCAGCAACAGCTCCGGCAGGGTCTGCGCTGGATTTGGCAGTTGGAGTTATGCAGGGAAAATACGGGAACGGAGATGCACGTAAATTTGCTCTTGGATCGCGGTACAGTGAAGTACAGGGATTTATTGATCACATCAGTTCCGCATCAGCAGATATGCTTGTAAATGAGACGAAATCCGGTAAATATGGTAACGGTGACACAAGAAAGGTTGTTCTCGGTAGTCGTTACACAGAAGTCCAGAACAAGATCAACGCTGCGTTTGCCAGAAAATCAAATGAGCAGATCGCACAGGAAGTTCTTGCCGGTAAATGGGGCAATGGAAACGACAGAAAGAATCGTCTATCAGCTGCCGGGTATGACTACAATACGATTCAGAATATCGTGAACGGTAAGTCAGGTGCTTCATCCGCACAGTATTACATCGTGCAGAGCGGAGATACGCTTTCCGGTATTGCAGCTAAATACGGCACGTCCTACCAGAAGGTTGCGCAGCTGAATGGAATCAGCAATCCGAATGTGATCTATGTTGGTCAGAGACTGCGGGTGAAATAATAAATATTGTCTTGTACTAACTAAACTACCCCAAAACCAGTAACAAGAGTCAAATTAATTCCTTCATCCGCAAAATACCCATTTTCAATCGCAACGTATTGCGGGGCATAGAAGATAGAATGGGCGACTTCGTTCAGTGTCACAGAGACAGGAGAAGAATTGGTGTCATGATTGGCTTGGGAAGTGACGGTTTCAGTTTTAGGATTCGTAGCATTATCATCGGCAGGTGCAGAGCTGCAGGCTGATAAAAGGCCGACAGTTATAGCAGAAACAAAAAGTAAGGATATAAAATTTTTTTTCAT